ATTGGTGGGCTGGTAGTATTGCGTCCACAAGCCGTCCCTATCGAAGTAGCCCCATATCTCCCAAACAACGTACTCACCTTCGTTAGATCCCGGAAAAAACGGGAGCCAACGCGAGTTGGTTCGGTCAGTGCATCACTAAACCATCCCAACGACCAGTAAGCGGGTTCAGGGTAAACGGGGTCAACGACAATTTCCGTAGATATATCCTCGGGAGGCATATCCTCGGGAGGCTGTAGTGTTGCCGGTAATTGCTAGGACAACTTGTCAGCAAACATCGTCAATTGACAGGTGCCGTCGTATGATGTATCCCACCACGTAAGGACACCACCGGCTGCTGACGCGACCGTACAACGTGCCCAGGCACATTTGTTGGTCTCTGCGCTACCGATTGTTGCGATACTATATTTATCGACGATATCACAATTGGTGCCAGTCGGTGTTCCACCCATAGCAATGGTCTGACCTTTGTAAAGGCATATAATCAGATACGTCCCAGCCTGCTGAAATTGAAGTTTCATAGCGCCAGGCGTGCCCTGAATGTCGATGCGATGAGGTCCAGTGGTGGTAGCGTAATATGAGGTGTACAGCAGTCGGTTCTCCGGGCCGCTAGGAACTCCGGCTATGAAAGGAACCTCACGGCCCGCAAACGGCACGTCGTCAGTCCCAGAAAAGATAGTGGCTGACGAACCGAAAGGCACCTGCGGGATGTCGGCGAGGCTATGATACGGATACATCAACTCGATGTCATAGACGACGTAAAGCTGACCGACACTAGTGCCAGGCTGAACACTAAGACCCTCCAAACCGACGTTAAGCATGCCCTTGCAAGTCTGACGAAGTTCCGCACCGACCAGATTGGCTCCGTGGTCGATGAAGTAACCCGCCAGTGGAGATTCACTCGGTGCGCACTCGACCGGTGCCGCAATATGTTGCGACGGCTTGGTCGAGACGGCGAACTTAGCGTTCATCATCCCTTGCATGGTAAGGTATTGTGGGTCAGCTGGATCGTAATTGATGGTGATCGCAACAATGCCGGAGTTGTTGTAGTCGGTACTGGTTGACTTGTAGTACACAGCCATACCATGGACTTTGTATCGCTGAAATTTCCTAGCGAAGTCGGCAAGCCATGGGAAAAGCTCCTTGTTGGTTGGGGTGATGGCGTACTGTTTTACTGTAAAGCCCCCACCTTCCGGCGCCTTCACGTCACCTACGTACTCGCGATGAGTAATGCGGACGTTGGATCCTACTCCACCCTTGCCGGTAAAAGTCGGAACGATGTCGGTAGCACCGACCCCGCCTCGAGTGGCAATGGTGTTGTGGGTGACGACGTAGTCGCCATATCCGGATATCTTCGCGAGGGTTGCTCCTGCCGCCGCACCGACGGGACCTCCAAGAGCACCTCCAGCAGCCGCGAAAGACCCCTTAGGAATTCGCGCAAGTACGCGATCGATCTTCTCGGATAGGCTATCGGCAGCACCGCCCTGAAACATCCGCTTGGACTGGGGCAGCTTGTTGTTGTTGTTGTTTTTCTTGTTTGCATTCTTTGCCATCTCACTTGATATAGGGTGTGAGTCCCGGGTATATAATAAACTCTAATCAATTATTATATGGGGAGCCCGGTGGTCGTTGCTGTGTGGATGCTACACATGGGGTGCACTCTGGTGCTGCCTGGCAAGGGTGGAGGGCCGACCGGTTAGGCCCCAAGCCAGGGAAGTGGAAGTAGTAGACCGGGGTTGTTTGGATCAGGTAGATCCGAGAATGTCATACCTTGGTAATAACGTTCGATCGCGACTTGCTCCCGTTCAGTCACGCCAAAAGTCTCAAAGAATGACAATCTATTGCTGTCTGTAACCGTCGTACCAGAAGTCATGCCTCTTGAGAGGTAATAAAGGCCACTGTCCACAAGCAGATTGCGGCCAGTGTCCTCACCCCTGGGGAATGTACTATAAAAGGCACTGTATATGGGTGTGGATCCGTAAGTGTTAAGACCCCCTGTTCGCACCTGAGACAGCCACCGTTTGAGATAATCCTTGTGTTTCAGGCAATAACAATCTTTGCTAAGCGCCTTCAACCCACGGACCATAATCCAGCGGCCGTCAATAAAGCAAGGGCGGGTTTGGCAAAAATCAATATGTTGAAATTTGTCGGTGAAACCCTCGACCTTGAGTGTGAAACCCATCGTCAGAAACCATGCACCAACATCGCTAATGTTGTTGGTTTGGGTGCGACGCAAAAGATTCGTATACGCAGTGCGTGACATGATAACAACACAGTCGTCGCCATTGTCAACTACATTGATGTCGACACGTGGTACTAGTCCACAATACGTGACATAGTATGAATATAATAACCCACACATTATCACTTTATTGCCAAGCGACGTGTTCATGTCACCACTCATGCGTGACCCACTTTTGCTGTACTTGATTGTGTACCGCGATCCATGCTCATTGGGTACGTACGCCCGGCCTTCATTCTTAACAGTCCGCTGTAGACACCATTCTAATGTGTCATAGCAAGTGTCATGTTTGAATATCCTCCGGTATATACTATGTTCCCAGTTAAGAGCTGGAACCGAAACATGTTGGTCCATGCGGGACAGATCTAAGCTGATAGCAATTGGATCAGTTATTTCAGTCCACGCGTCATGGAGCATGCTAGCGGTTTGTTCCGCGTTTTGTCCACAAACGACAGTCGGGCGACCGTAGACGCGGTCGATCGCCTTATAGATTTGCTTCTCAGCTGGTCGAATAAACGACCCAAAAACGAGGTTGAAAACCACGCCACGGGGTTGTATAATGCGTGGAGCAGGATCAGGTTTATCAGTTTTCACCGCTACCTTCTCTGCCTTAACAAATGATGTTACCCACGCTGCCCGTGGCGACATACCTCGTTTGAGATAGTCGGCATGGGCCCACTTATAGACGTTGCGTTTATGAGCAGGCGACGTCTCCACAAATTCGCTGTGTGACATCCTACTCACGGGTGCAATGTTGGTCAAAAGTTGGTCCCGAAAAGCCGACATGTTGCCGAAAAACGTCCTCCGGTTTGTCATGGGGGGCGCCTGTAGCCCCTTGCTGCCATCCGCCATGACTACTTCCACGTTATACACGCGCTCCACCAGCGCGCGCAGTATGTTAATCATACTGTTATTATGTACAATGTATTTACAATCGACCCTCCGCAGCCCCACCAACTCGATGTAACTGCGGTGGATCGAACGCGACTTACCCACACCCGCCACGATTTCGATCCCCGACGAACCAGCAATGACGGAACCACGATAGTCAATGCTGGTATCGAATCCTTCGCGGCAGACGGGGCCCCATTATATGGGACGTCGCGGGGGACCAAGCAAGATGGCCTGCCCAGACTTGTCGAACACTGTGTCTATGAAACACACATTCACACAAGCCTCGCGGATATTCTCGCGCACGAGGACGTCGATGGCCATCATATTCATCTTTTCCTCTACTACACGAGCTACCGTGAGACGGGCGGTGGGTGTGTCTTCGCGGATGCTCTCTTTTCCCAAAGTGGCGTACACTTCGGCCCGGACTAACATAATTTTGTCACGGTATTTAAGGAGCTGGTTGTCCGTACGACGTCTTGCTTGCGCGCGTTCGGCACGTCGACGCATTCTCTGTGTGAGTGCCGGTGAAACACCGATCCTCTCGAGAAACCGCATCAACTCGCCGCGCCAGGTCCAACGGTCCCAATAGTCCAAGATAGCCTGGTTGAATTCATCCTCATCTGGTCGGGGTATGAGAGGATGTAACAGGCTTGGACCTGGTACTTGGGCCGTTCCGAGCCTCTCGTCGGTGTTTACCATTTGGTCCCATATCATGTCAGGACTGTAATAGGTTAGGTGTCTATAAAGACACCATGGAACTCCGACTGTGAGCCCGATGGCCGCTACATAGAGTAACGGCCTGCGTATCTGCTCCATCCTATCGATGGACATGGCGTACAGTTCCCTAAGGTTCCGTTCACGCAGATAGATGTGATCGCTCACACCGTACCACAGTGAGACAAACGGCGCGCTTATGATGTTGACGCACGCCCCCAATTGTCTATCCCATGATGGTACCGCCGTTAAGGGTCTTCCTAGGTCTTCCACCAATAGGGATGCGGTTGACCCAGGGCGGTCCCCCCGGAAAATAGCGGGGACCGTTGGAGCTTCACTTCTAATCTCAGGAAGCCCCAACCAGGACGCAGTGTGTTTCCGGAGAGCCACTCCGTACTCCACACTGCGCCCCACGATGACATGCCAAACCTCGGACATGACACCAAGACTACTACAGACGAATCTGTAGGCAAGCAGTTACTTTTGTAAGTAACCAAG